AAGCCGTCCCCCTGAGAGGAGAGGAACAAGAAGAAATCGTTGATGACATCGACGCCGACGACCGGAACGCCCATCCATGTAATTTCCGTCATGGCCCCGGCGAAGAACAGGTAGACTTTCCCGCCGCTGTAGACGACAAGCTGGGTCGCTTCCGTGTTCGCGGCAAGATAGGCCCGCTTTCCGTCGTTCACGATCGGGCCGGAAGTTCCGGCGAGGGTCAGGGTCGTTCCGTCGAAAAGGAAATCCTTAACCTGCGTTCCCTGCACCACAAACACATGGCCGTTGATCGAGAGCATGCCGCGCCCGTCTGAGGGTGCGCCAGCGTCGTAGGCATCGCGGAGGCCGGGGGCGCGGTAGAACTTCATCCGCCCGGTCTGCTCGTCCTTCTCCAGCGTCAAGTTGATCGTCTCTTCGCACCCGAGACGACGCGATTGGCTCTGGTAGGACTGAGCGATGAACCCTTCAAAGCGCATTCAGGCTTACTTCCAGTCCGATTTGTTGCAGATGCCCACGATGTTGTCGATCAAGTGGGACACGTCCTTGTTAAAGCCCTTGCGGTCGGTAATCGAGAGCTTGCCCGACACTTCGAGAGCCGAAATAGACGCATACAGAACCGACTCGACTTCGGCCTTCTTGACCTTGCCTGAACCGCCTTCGCCCTTGTGAGCCTGTTCTACCGCAACGATGGTGTCGGTAGCGAGTTTGATAAATCCGAGGATTTGAAAGATGTTCATTGGCCTTCCTTTTTCGGCGGAATCACGACGGTCTCTTCGCCGTTGATTCGCGGCGTGCCGTCGCTTTTGATGAAACTTTTCCGCATGTTCCGCATGTCGAACTGAGAGCCAAGGGCGCTCATATCGAGCGTGATTCCCTGCAACACGCGATAGGTGTACTGATACCCGATGGAGTTGGAGCCAAAGCCCTTGGGCGCGGGGTTGTCTCCCGGCTTGGGCAAGGAGACGACAAGGTTGCGGATAACGGCGTACAGCGCGATGAGCACGTACAGCCAGGGATTCCCAAAAAGTTCAGACATCAGCCTTCCTCCATCATCTTCGCGAGTCGATCGGCGCGCGCCCCGACTTGCGTTGCCCATTCGGAATTGAGCATTTCTTTTGCGGCGGTCTTGAAGTCGCCATGCAAGGCCGCGTTGAGTGTGTTTTTGAACTTCAGCAGGCCGTCGATCCCGAGATTGAAGGCCATATTGACGAGCACCCTTTGGCGACTCTCGGACAGGTTTCTCCACCAGTTCAGCCGCTTGTCCAAATCGGTGATCGTCTCGGTCAGGTCGTCTTCGAGGATCACCCGCGAAGCTCGCTGACTGATCGGCTTGTCCTTCAGGTTGTGCCCGATGCCGATAGTGGGGATTCCTCGAGAGTCGAAGTACATATCAAGGCGCTCGCCTTCGTCCCGGCGCAGTTCTTGGGTGATGAGGTTGAAGTCCATGCTATTTCAGCAGGGCTCCCGCAATGGCACGGCCTGCACCGCCGACCACCACGCCACAGCCCACAGCAATTCCCATCACCCACCAGCGCCAGTTTTCCAGCTTGGATAGCCGGGACTTGACGGAAGAAAGCTCTCCGGGTTGACCGTTGCCAAAGAGCCGTTTCTTCATATCCACTACGGTTTCTTCGATCACTGCGAGTCTTTCGCTATCGGTTTTTTGCATGCGTTTATCTATGGCGCAGGCGTACCATGCGGCAGCCTTACAGCCTTCTGCTCAAGGTTGTTGGTTAGCACGGCTCCAGTCGTGGACGGCTGGGGTCGTGCGCTTCGTTAGAATCCGAGAGGGAATGTCCCGTCCAGCCAGTCTTCGATAATCCCGAAGTACGTCGTCGTCCCGGCTCCGAATCCTGTGTGGGCGTTGTCGCCAAGGTGCGTTCCGCTGAAGATGGAGCCCGCATCAATCGCCGCCGCCGTCGTGCCGTTCTCTCCAGTGTTCTCTCCAACCAGCGCGTAATTGTTGCTTGGGTCGTACACCTTCATTTTGCAAGTGCCGTTGACGCCATCCGCCTGCTTGGTCACGTAGTACCAAGTGTCTTCGACAAGCTGAATATCCGGCAGCCCTACCGTGCTTCCTGCCCCTGCGCTGGAGCCGTGAGCCCGCAGCTTGGGAGCCCCGCCCGCCGTGTTGTCGTTGAGTTGCACGACGCAGGTGGTGACGCTCGCTCCCGTATTCCCGTCAATGACGTGCTGATCGTGAACGTTTCCGGTGTTCCCCGTAAGCGTCGTCTTGAAGAAATACCCCGTTGACCACACAGGGGCGCTGATGTTGCCTGTACCGCCGTAGATGAGGGTTTCATCCGGGTTTGCCGTGTGGTCGTAGCAGTATGCATTCGCCTGACTCGCCCCGGTGTAGCTGGCATTCCTGACGCTCTGCGTGACCTTGAACCCCGCCGACCAGGTGTTGGCACACGTCTTGAATCCGCTGAAGGCCGCACTGACCGAATAGCCGCCACCGTACCCATAGGAATCCGCTGTCGCCACTGCCGCCGTGATCGTGTTCCCGATCGTGCCGGAGTGCATATCGTTGAGCAGGTTCGCAGATTGATTCGCCTGCCCGTTTCCGGGGCCCGCAACAGTGACGTGGCCTGTGAGACCCACCCCGACAATTACCGCAGTGGGAGTGCTTGTGGGCGTAATCTCCGTGTTCAGGAGATCCGCCGCGGAAGGCGTGAAAGTCGCCGGGGTTGCCAGCGCATTCACTTGAGCACCCGCAAGGGTCATCGTGAACGGCGTGGAGGCATCGGCAGCGTTCGCTCGCAAGACGACTTCGTAGCTTTTCGAGGCTCCGGGGGAAGTCGAAATACGGGCCGCCGCTTCCTTGATCGAAAACGTCGCAGGGACAGGCGTTTGAATAGCCGATGTTTCCGTGCCGGTCGTGGCCTTCGTGCCGGCCAGAACGATATACCCCGGAGTGGCATTGGATACGGTGTTGCTATTGCCAGAGATTAGGAAATCGCCGTTCGTCTGCGGCTTCCAGACTACGCTCGTCGAAAATGCGCTCGCTGCGGCGTTCGGGCTGGCTACCGTCGAAGTGATAACCAGAAAATCCTGCGGATAGACGGGAAACTCAGGCGTGAACGTCGCGCACTTGAGCCCGCTTTCCGCGGTCCCGTAGGTGATGGGCTGGCCCATCGTCCTGCCGTCCACGGTCAGATCAAACGTGCGGCTGGCCGTGCCGCCGGGAGCCACATTCAACTGCGTGCACCAGCTTGGAACGGTATAGGTTCCTGCCGCGATTGCCTGAATGCGCGGAGAAGTGGACGTAAAAACGCCGCCCCCCAGAAGCGGCACAAACTGCGACGTGCTTACCATCAGGGTGGAGCCGTTACCGTCTGCCCCGATATTCGACATCGTGATAAACGTGTTGGCCGCTGTCGGAGTGAACGAAACAACCCACGACGCCTGGGTCGCATTCGGAGTGCCCGAAGGAGTCGCCCCAATCGAAGCCAGATCATTCGCTGAATAAGAAACAGGCGTACTGATGGAGCAGGTGGTCGCGGCCTCCGCAATAACGCACGTTCCGAGATTGCCCGAATTCGCCCGAAGCGCAAACGTGTATTGCTGGGTGCCGCCCCCGGTATCCGGCGCGGTCGCAACCGTAAACACAGCCGTGGCGGTCCCGGCAATGGGAACCGGAGCATAGGAAAGGTTTTCCGTAGACTGCCCGACTCCCGTGTGGCCCATCGGCGTGAAATACCGAACCGCGCCAACGTTCAGCGCTCCGGCCCCGTAAGAAGTGATCCATTTCGAGGAAAACGGAAGAGCCGACGAGCCTGCCGCATTCGACCCCACGCCCGTGAGTAGCATCTGGGCATGGGACTCCGCGCACACGCACAGGAAAACCAGTGCGGCCAGTAACAGTTTTTTCATCGGGGATTTACGGGGCCTGGAAGTAGGTCGCCTGCCATGCGAACGCCGCATTGGCTACAGCGGTCGGGCTGACAAATGTGGTTGCAGTCGCCGCGGCCGTGCTCTTGGCGCAGCCGGTCGCCGGGTCTCCGAACTTGTAGAACTTCTGGAACACTTTCTGCGCCACGTCTTCCGCGCTCATCTGGAACGCGAACGAGTTGAAGTTGGTCGAAGTCGTCACGCTGTTGTTGATTGCGGTCGCCGTGCCGTCCTCGGTGACATCGAAGCCAAGCGTGCAGATGTAGTTGTAGAGCCCTGCGGCCGGAGCCGGAATCGTGAGGGTCGTCTGGTTGTTGACCGCAGCCGTGGCGCTGATGGGCGTCACAAAGTACAAACTTTGTGTGGGCTGGGTCAGGGTCGCGTTGGACTGCGGGGAATTCTGGCCGTAGACAATAGCGGCGAGCCCCGCAATCAGAACAAGAGCAAAGACAAGAGCTTTATTTTTCATCGGTGGTCTCCTTTTTTGAACGGTTACGGGGCTTTCACCCAGCTGACTTTTCCTGAAACGCGGCTGCTGCCGCTCTGAGCGATGCAAAAATCGTTACCCGGCAAGAGGACAAAGGTTTTCGTTGTCGTATACCCGCCGTTGGCCGCGAAAGACTCCCCGTTGGCCGCCGTGGTCGAGCCGCTGTGGGCAATCGTGGCCGTGCCACACGCCGAACCCGTGCCTTCCCATTCCGAGGTAATCTCGGCCGCTCCTGCCACAATGCGGATCTGACAGATAAAGATCCTCATGGCCGGGGTCCCTGAAACGATCTTCGTGGATGCCGTCTGCGACACAGGCGTATCGGTCGCCACGAGGTTGTTGCAAGGGTCTGAACTCGGAGGCAGCGAAACCTTTAAGCCTTCGTTGGGAGCGCCGACCGGGTTCATACTGAGAGCGCCTATCATGCGCGTGGTGGCAGCGCCGACGCTGGCCGGAACCGCCGCGGCGGCCTGCATGACGATCTGCGCCGAGCCCGTCACGGCGTCATAGCCGCGAACCTGGAACCCAGAAAACCCGGCCGTGGAACACTGCACCAGCGAACCGGGGGCCGTAATGTAGATCGTGGATCCAGATCTCCCGCTACACCCTGGAGCCGGGAAATAGTTGGTCCCATCGACAGTGGCTTCAATCAGCAGCGTTCCGGTAAAGGAGCCGGTCGCCTGAATGCCGAGACCGCCGCCGTTGACCGGGAGCGCGTCCATGCGAACGCACGAGTTTTCGGTGGAGCAGGTCGCATTCCCCACGGTCGTGATCGCGCCCCGCTGGGGATTCTGGGCAAACGCCGGAGAGACGCACAGCAGGAGGATTCCCCAAAGCGCCAATTTCATTTTCATTTCACAGACTCCTAGTTGTGGCCGCGAGTCAAAAACCACTGGTTGTCGTAGATTTCTGAGCGGCCGTAAATGTCGGTATCAATCAAGGCGGGGTCCGCGTCATTAAGCTGGCTGTAGACCTGCCGAGCCCCATGCGCCTCGATCCGCAATTGGTCGGGCACCGGCTTCTGGAAGGCGATACACAGCCGCTCCATGAGCGTGTAGGTCAGCGCATCTTCCAGCGCGGGCGGCATGTCGATATTCGTGCCAATGTCCGCTATCGTGATCGTGCTGAGCTGGGAGCCAAAATAGAGCTTGAGTTGATTCGACGTGACCGTGGGATACGGAACCGGGTAAAGCGTGCCATTAGGGAACGTCGGCTTGTAGTACACGCAAAACGGCTGCGTGCCGCTCTGTCCGGGGATCGGAATCGACTCGTAAATCTGCTTGAAGATCACCGGGAGTTCGATTTCGCTGGGCGGGCTGGCCGCCGTCAACACGAGCTTCGCCCTGTTGATCTTCACCGGCCGCACGCCAGAGCCCGCGCCCGAGATGACGAAATCGGGGTTGTTGGCCGCCACGCCAATCGTGTACGCCTGCTGGCTCACCGAGAACGTGAAGACCTGCGAAAACTCGAAGTAGGACATCCGCCCCAACGCCCGCCATCGGTCGATCAGGCGGTTGTAGTGGCGAACACACTTCGCGGTATCTTCCGCGTTGGGTGCGGACTGCCCCGCGCCTTGCTGTCCAAGGTCTTCGAGGCAGTCGTTGAAAATCTGAACCGGAGAAGGCAACGGCTAGTCCTGCGCCTTCTTTTTCTTGCCGTTGGATTCGAGTTCTGCAACTCGTGCCGCCAGTGCCGTCACTCGAGAGTCGAGATCCGCAATGGCGAGAGCGTGCGCGACGTTGGGAACTTCGACGGAAGCTGGGGTTGAAGTGCCCGCTGGAACGGCGGCCTTCCCATACGCTGCCGAAGGAGTGCGCTCCCATCCTTGCGCTGCGTACCCAGATTCTTCTTCCTTCGATTCCACGCGAAGAGACTCGGTGCCCCTGTAGAGCATTCGAGGGTATTCCGCCTTCGCGGGATTGTAGGGCTCGAAGCCTTCCGCGACCGCCTTTTCCAACTCTTTGTCGTTGTGGCAGGTTCGCATCTCTTTGCCCTTAAACATCGTCGTGATCTTCAATGAGTTCTCGTGAGCCATAATGTTTTCTCCCTAAACTTGAAAGGAGGGGGCCGAAGCCCCCTGTTTTGCTTGCGTGGTTTAGTACAGGCAGCCGATGGGGCCGGTGTCTGCTGTGAAGGTGCTCGGCAGCGTGACGGAAGCCGCCACCGTACCGAAAACGCTCGTGATCGAGGACGCCACGAGGTTGTTAAACGTGGAAGCCGCTACCGTGCGAACCCCGTTCACGTCCGCCGTATCGTCCTGAAGCCCGATCGCATAAAGCGCCGGTCCTACAACGACCTTCGTTGCCGTGAAAGGAATCGCCTGAAACGCATCATTCCCGGTCGCTGCTGTTCCCGCCGTGGCGGAATTGGCGAGCGCGTTACCGGAACTGTCACGCAGGATGACGATCTTCTTCGAGTTGGTATCGACGGCAGACCCGTTAAGTTGAGTGATTCCCGTCGCCAGAACCGTGTACGGCACGAAAAGACTGGCCGTAAACTCGCCCGTGGTGCTGGTCGTGGTGGACGTTCCCATCGAACCGTAAGCCACCGAACCGATAGGCACCGTGCAGGCCTTCACCAGCGGGGTTGTGGACGGCTGACCGAGCAGCGTGCCGATCACCCATCGGCCACCAAGGCAATCGACCGTATTGCCCGCCACCGAGCCCGCGTTGGTGCCGATGACGAACAGCGGTAGATATTCCTGGTTGCCGCGAGAGCAGGAGCCGGTCGGCAGCGAAGGCAGGAACACGCCTACCGATCCGCCGCTGGTCGTCCAGTTCCCCGCCTTCCCGAAGAAGACATCGGCACCGGAAACGTGGCCCACTCCAGAACCCACCGGAGCCCCGAGGCTCAGCGTGGTTCCGTTGATCGCCGTGACCAATCGGAGATCCTTCTCCACCAGGACATAATACTGGTCCCGGTTGGTCGATGCGGAAATGCCCGTAGCGCTGGCCACCGTCATGGTGCGAGCGCCTGCCGCCATCGCGACAGACAGCGTGGTTTTCGTCAGGTTGGACTGCGCGAAACTGGCCGAAGCCACGGCCACCACGAGGACCAAAGCAAAAAGAGTGTTTTTGAGTGTGTTTTTCATGTTCTTACCTCAATCCTGCGACGATGATGGAGGACTCGGACGGCCGCAGGGCACCGAAGCCGATGTAGACATCCCAGCGCCAGCACTTCATGCGGGTTCGCGGCTCATACCAGCAGAGCATCGCGAAACTCAGTCCGGTTTCCGGGTCCGTGTAGGAGCCGATTTCCTCGAAACCCTTCGAGGGCTGGGGAACGTCGATGGAGACCGCGGCGAAGGCTTCATCCGTGAACGCCATGCCATACTTGCCGCTCTTTGCCGTGGCATCGACCATCGTGGTTCCCGGCATCAACGTCACGACCGCAGCGGCAGCCGCCAGTGCGTCTACGTTCTGATAGGCCGAGCCGGGGCCAATAATGGGCGGGTCAATCGTCAGCGTGGCCGCCGAAGCCGCGCCCGTCGCATCCTGAAGGATGGTGAACTGACGGTTATACCCAAGAGATTGGCGGGTCATCGGGTTGACCGCATTCATGCCCGCAATCGAAATCTTGTCCCCCGCCTTGAACGTGTCGCCGGTGGTACAGGCCACGTTGATGGAGGAGCCGGTCTGGTTTGCCGTCGCCATCGTGACGCCGGTGGCCACTGTGGCCCAAACGCCGGTCGTGTGGTTCTGGAGAGACATCGACTCGACCACGTCGAAATCGCCGTAGTGGCCGATGTAGCCGTCGTTGAACGCCTTGCGAACCGGATCGACGTAAAACAGCGACAGGAGGTTGGGAGTACCCGCAATCCATGCCTGCATTTGTGCCGGCGTGATCGCCATCGTCTTTTTGCGCGGTGTTTCCATCGCGCCGAGTTCGATCAGGCGAGATCGCGGGTCGGAATACGCCGAAGAGGTCGTCGCGTTCGTTCCCAGAGCGCCCGTGATGTTCGAGGTCCAGAGCTTGCCGAACCGGGCCGCCCGCAGATCCAGTTCCGTCGAAATCTGAGCCGCAATCGGCACAATGACGTTCTTCCGAAACTGATTCCAGTCGCGTTCTGCGTAGAGGGCCTGCTCGTCGGGGTCCAGATTCAAATCCGCGCCGAAAACCTGGTCGGCAGTGATCTGAATGGACTGACGGTTTACGTCCTGACCGTTCCACTGCCAGCCTTCACGGATGAACGAGCGGAAGGGCTGCTTTACCGTGACGGTGTTGCCGCCCGGAGGCCCCTGGTTGAAGTCGGGGTCGAATTTGGCTCCCTGCCGGAAGCCTCGGAAAATGAGGTTTTTGTTCTTGGCAAGTTCGACGATGTTCGCCGACACCTTGTTCCAAATGACATGAGATCCAGCCATTGGCTATCCTTCAGCGCCTTGTTTTGCGCTCTGCATCCCTTGCCGCTTCCAGCCGTGCGCCTTCGCCGTAATCGCCGCGAGCATAGGCATCCTCAATCGGATCTCCTGATGCCGCAGCAGCAGCGCTGACGCGAGCGCCCGGAGCGGGGGCCTGCGTTCTGGTTATGGGTTGTGGATCTTTCTTCGACGAACCGGAGAGCAGTCGCTTGGCTTCGGCTTGCACCAACGCTTCGGCGGCTCCCAGAGCACGTGCCACAGCGGGGTTTTTCTCCGCAGCCTCGACAATCTGCTGATAGTTTTCGTAACCCGGAATGTGAGTCGCTTCGGCCAGCGCCTTTGCCGCTTCAAGGTCCTTTCCGAGAGCGAGAAACACTCGCGGGCCTCCCTCGATCGACGTAAGGTCGCCGAGCATCACG